TTATGCTAAGCCACCTTTCTACGGACAGATTGAAGTTCGCCACAATGCTTTTGCACTACGCTCTTTCTGGCAGCGTCTAGAGGGTACTCTTGAAGATATGCTTCGAGTACGCGATGGACTTGATGCTGGAGAAAGCCACTATAAACTTGCATATCCAAAGCCGTCTCGCGACTGCAAATGGAAATGCCAATTCTTCGCTATTTGCCCTCTAGTTGACGATGGTTCGGCAGCTGAAGCAGCAATTAGCGATGCGTTTGAGTCAGCAGACCCATACGGTTACTACGGAATCGAAGAGAAGAAAGGAAGTGAGTAAGCATGTCGGAAGTCGATCGCAGCTTAACCATTATGGTTTATGGCGAATCTAAGGTTGGTAAATCAACCTTTGCCGTTACAGCACCTTACCCACGCCTAATGCTCGACGTGGAGGGCGGCCACCGCTTCCTTCCAATCAACGTCAAGTATTGGGATCCTATTCGCGAAGAGCCACCTCAGGCAGATGGCACTTGGGACACAGTTGTGGTCCAGGTTCGCGATTATGATGTCGTTATGAAAGCCTTCCAGTGGCTTCAGAGCGGCAAGCACCAGTTCAAGAGCTTGATTATTGACTCCATCTCGGAGCTCCAGGTCAAGTGCATGGACAACATTGCTGGCACAGAGCAGATGAAGATGCAACAGTGGGGCGAACTTCTTCGCCACATGGGTGCACTACTTCGTGACCTACGTGACCTAACGATGCACCCAACCCAGCCGCTAGAGGCTGTGGTGCTAACTGCAATGGCTCGTAAGGGTCAGGATGGCGTATACCGTCCTTACCTACAGGGTCAGCTGGCAATTCAAGCACCATATTTCTATGACATTCTTGGTGCAATCACCGTGGAGCAGATGCCAAATCCTGATCCACTTCAGGCTCCATATAAGGTGCGTCGCATGTATGTAGAACGCACCCCAGACTATGAAGCCGGTGAGCGCGTCCAAGGTCGTCTTGGAAAAATCGTCGAACAAGGCGATCTAGGCGTTGAGCGTATGCTCGACATTGTCTTCGGAGAGAAGACTAAATCCACTACAAACAAGAAAGAAGGTTAGTACAGATTATGTCATCTGTTAACTGGTCCGATTTAATCAAGGAAGCTGGAGAATCTTCTAGCTTCGAACCACTGCCAGACGGCGATTACGAACTAAAGGTAATTGACTCAAAGGCAACTGTCACTCAGACAGGCAAAACTATGTTCAAGATCACCACTGAGGTTCAGGGTGGTCCTTACGCAAAGCGCCGTGTCTGGGACAACCTAGTTGTTTCGCCTGAAAATGGCAAGGCTCTTGGTATGTTCTTCATGAAGATGACCGCTCTAGGTTTGGGCAAGTCATACTTTGACACCAACCCGAGCAACGCTCAGATCGAGCAGGCTTTGTTTGGTCGCACGTTCCGCGCTCAGCTGAGCACCAAGACCTACAACGGTAACCGCAGCAACGAAATCAAGCAGTACTACATCATTCGCTCCAACGAGGCTGCTACCGCAGCTCCAGCGGTCGAAACTCCTGTAGCGGCTGCAGCTCCTGCTCCTGCCCCTGCACCGGCTCCTGCCCCTGCACCGGCTCCTGCAGCTCCAGTTTCGTCTGAGCCATTCTAAAACTAAATAATGTATTGGGTGGGGGCATCGTAAGATGCCTCCACTCTTACATAGAGAGGTTCTTGTGAAAGTTCTTTTTACTGGTATGGCTTCATCTCACTGCAAGCCATCTAAAAACACCACGTTTTTTAGACTCGTTTCTGAACGAGTCGAACAATACGCTAGCGTTGAATGGCTAGCCCCAAGTCTGACCTGGGATAAAGATTTTTTTGAACAGTACGATGCTGTTTTTGTGGGCATACTTCCGCCAACTAGCCCTAGTGCCAATAAAGTGTATGGCGCAATGCACACAATCAACATACTTTTTGACTCCCCTAAGCTAAATCTAGTTATTGATCACCCTCAATTGTGGCAATTTAAGCACTCATTTAATGCTGTAGACAGAAACGTTTTGTCTTTGTTTTCTGACTTCTACTCAAAGCGTAAAGAGTTCTCGGCTGCAAAAGAGATAATCTCTAGCATCTCTGAGGCCAACCTAAAACTCCTCACCAAGCCATGGCCAACGACTATCTATCCGGAACTGCCATGGAAAAGCGATAGAGATCTAAACAAATTAGTCAGCCTAACTGCTGACTCGAACCTGATTGGTTTGAATTTGGATCACTGGCTATTGTCCGAGTCCACAGCGTTAGTTAGTAATCTTGGTGGTCACTGGATTACCGACAATCCTGACACGTCATGGACTAAAGAAGTGTCTGAATTTTTAGAGCTTCCGATAGTCTCAATAAAGCAGCGTAAACAGCTTGGCGATGCTGATGCATTAACTGCATTACAAGCTTCTGGCGGATTTTTATTTTCTCCTCAGGAGCGTGGCGTTGGGACTTGGTGGTCTTACCGTCTAATACAAGCATTAAACTCTGGTATCCCAGTTCTCTCGAACTGGAAAGAAACACACCAGCTTGGTCCAGAGTGGAACTTACTGGCTTTTGAACTGGAAAATCTGTCTCCTGAAGACAAAATTCTGGTTGCAAAAGCTCAAAAAGAGTCCTATATCCAAGCAATTCCCGATAAGAAGTCTGCGCAAAAGCAGATATCATTTATACTAGATAAGTCCATGAAAGGAAAATCGAATGCCTGAAGTTAATTTTGAATGGGTACGTCAGCAGCTGCAAGAGGCAAAAGCTAAAATTGGTGCTGGAAATGCAGCAATTGAGCTGCTAAAGGTTTGGTCTGACCTAGATAAACTCTCTGAAAAGGGAGCTAAAGAAGCGGTAGAGATGTTTGCCAAACTTGCCCTTGGTACGCCTCTGACCGTCCAGGCTGACCCATCCGATGAACTGTGGATTCCTGCTCAGCCTGGGCAGCTCACAGTTGGTGATGAAGTTCGAGTTCTGCCGGACGCATATGCCGATAAAGCTGGACTGATGCACAACGGGCGTAGAGGCAAGATTGTTGCTATCCGCTATGGAGATGTTATTTTCAAGTCTACCGACGGTAAGCAGCCCGTACTGGATGGTATTCACTATTCTCCGTACAAGCTGGAAAAGCGAGTTCGATAGTGCGAACATCGTTTGAATTAAAATTTACTGTCTTAAATTATCAGTCAGCAATTGAAGCAACCGCTGCTCACATTGGAAGATTTTTGGATATAGATCCAGAAGAAGTTTCAGAGCGAGTAGACACCGAACTAAAAGTTGAACTAAATGATGGCAAGTTTGAAGTTACTGCATTCGGAAAATTAAAAACAAATTTTGTTTCATTTGGACTTGACAAGCACAAATAAACCTCATAACATTTAGTTATGCAAACATTTGTACCGCTGACATCCAGCTTTGAAGATATCGCTAAGGTGCTTGACAACAAGCGTCTCAACAAGCAAGCCCTTGAGGGCTGGCAGATTCTTATGACTCTGCTTGAGCTTGATCCACAAGGTGAGCACCGCATCCCTAAAGGTTGGGTAAATCACCCAGCCGTCAAGATGTGGCGCGGCCACGAGATGGCCCTATACCTATACATCGAAGCAATGGTTACTGAATGGAAACGCCGAGGCTACAAGTCGACTATTGGAGACAAAGCCAGAGCTACTGTACTCAGAGCTATGCAGCTTGGAATACTAAGCGAATACTCTACTAATCCAAAATGGCTATCAAATCTTAATACTTTTAAAGAGATAGCTACCAGCCACCGGATGGCCCTACTAAACAAAGACTACGAGTGGTATTCTCAGTTTGACTGGCCTGAAGATAAAGGATATAAACCAGAAACTTACGAATATGTCTGGCCTGTGTAATTTGTAATTTACGGCAAGTTTAGTACACTAAACGGGACTTATCAATATATAATCTTTACATGGCTAAAGATTCTAGAATTGGTGAGTCCCTTTGGTTTATCTGGGATGGTGACGGATACACCCCCTCCTTAGATGGATCTATTATTTTTTACACTGAAGAACATGTAGACATAGAGAATGAGACTGTTCGTAGAGCATTAGCGTCTTCTTTACAGCGAGAAGGAATCATCGCCTCCCTGGGGCAGGCATTTTCTCTTATTGACACTGGAATTAATTGGCATGGATATATAGGAAGTTCTCCAGAAGAGCATGCT